ACGAACGAGCAGCGCCGGACGCACATCCGTATCGGGCTCACGGCGCAGTTCGGCGGCGTGATCACGATCGATCAATCGTTGCCGATCATCATGCAGCAACCGGCTAACCAGCTATCCGACCTCATGGTTTCACTTGGCCCGTTCAACGTGAATGGGAACGTGATCACGCCCAACGGCGCGAACCTCATGCTGAATCATTCAGCGGGGAAGGTGTTCTCTCAGGCGTTCAATCATTACGTGGGGCCAGTCCAGACGAATGACCCGCACGTCACGGTCACGCAGGCACAGACTCCGGCACAATTCCGGTATGTCACGAGCACGAGTGCCACGTTCGGCGCGGTACGGAACACGCTCGACGTCGCCAACTACGCGCCCGGCGGCGTCATCACCCCGATCGGTGGCGGCGCAGGAACGTCTACTATTCACCGGGTTTACCTGTTCCCTGCGAACAACGCTGCTGATCAACTCGTCATGCAGTACGGAGGCAACACGTATTCGAGTCTGGCGAACGCGACTGCTGCAATCGGTGCGGGGACATTCGTACCGAATCCGATGCTGTCTGATGCGGCACTCGTCGGCTATATCGCTGCGACTCGCGTTGCTTCGAACCTATCCGACCCTGCTCAAGCGACATTCGTCAACGCAGGTAAATTCGCGACACCGTAGGGGGATGCTGTGCCAGTTATTAACCCAATCAATGGCGGAACCCCGTCCGGTGATGCGCTCAGCACCGGACCGTGTGCGCCATGGCCTACACTCTGTGCGAACTACCCGCCCGAAGCCACACCCGAGCAGATCGAAGAGGCTGAATGGATCGCCACCGAAATTCTGTGGGAAGGCACGAAGAAACAGTTCGGCCTATGTTCTATGACGCTCCGGCCGTGTCGGAAGGACTGCTTCCCTGCGTGGCCGTGGATTCCGTCGACCGGGTGGTATGACGTCGGCGGGATGTCGTGGCCGTACCCGGCTCCGGCGCTCGTCGGCGGGAAGTGGTTCAACATCGCGTGCGGCTCGTGCTCGTCGGGCTGCTCGTGCTCATCGATTTCTGAGGTCGCGCTTCCGTATCCGGTCGCGAACGTGACGCAAGTGAAGGTCGACGGCGTCGTGTTGCCGACGACGGCGTATCGAGTCGACGATTGGCGTCTGCTTGTGCGGCTCGACGGACAGGACTGGCCGCGTTGCAATGATCTCAATCGAGATGACACCGAAGACGGTACGTGGTCGGTCACGGCGCAGTACGGCATGACCGTGCCTCGGCTCGGCAAGCTTGCGGCTGGACAGCTCGCAACGGAGATCGTGAAGCGCTGCGTCGGCGCGGGCGACTGCTTGTTGCCTGAGAGCATGGTTCAGCAGATCACCCGGCAGGGCGTGACGAAGATGTTCTTCGACGCGAAGTCGTTCTCTGCCGGGCGTACTGGCCTGTACTGGGCTGATCTGTTCCTGAACCGTAAGAACCCGTCGAACACCGGGATCGCGACGATCTTCGACATCGACGGCGAGCACGCTCGACGGGTGGGCACGTAATGGGCCAGAGCAACGCGAATCCCTTTGCCGGGTTCGATATCGGCGTGCATATCAAAGACTGCGTACTCGAACGGCTCGCCACGACGACGGACGGCGCACCTGCCCGTGCGTGCGTCGTGGCGGGCGAAATCGCTTGGGATGACTGCGAGTGCGGACAGCTCACGGTCGCTATGGGGCCCATGTACGAAGCGTCGGGAACCACGCTCGCACGTGCGACGACGGAGACGCCGGGGAGGCGTGAGTGCGGGCCGCCGCTCTTCGTCTTCACCTACGTCGTGACGATCCTGCGGTGTGCGCCTACGGGCACGAATACCGCGCCACCGACATGCGATGAACTCGAAGCGGCAGCACGCGGCGCGAGCGAGGACGCGTGGGCAGTGCGTGCCGGGGTGATCTGCTGCTTGTCGTCGGCAATCAGTGACCAGCTACCGAATGGTACGAAGCTGTACGTCGACTTCACGACCGGCACACAGACGTTCGTCGGTCCGCAGGGCGCGTGTATGGGCTCGGCGTTGCCGGTCACGGTCGCAATTCAGAACGGCTGCTATCCGTGTGAGGTTAGCTAGGGGGCGACATGGCGACGGTCCGCGTTACGCAGCGCACGAACAAGGCATATCCGCTGCATTTGTCGCGTCCCGGTGGTCCGCTCGAACGACACCTTGAGTTGCGCGCGCTCGCCGTGCAAGCGGCGTCGAAGCAGCGTATTCGTGAGTCTCCGCAACGTATCGACACCGGCAACCTGATCAACTCGATTCAGATTCGCATCTATTACCGGAACGGCATCCCCATTGCGCGCATCGGGACTGACGTCGAGTACTCGATCTATGTACATGAGGGAACGGTGTTCATGGAAGCGAATCCGTTCCTCCGTGATGGGCTGATTCGCGGGATGCAGCAATTCGCTTAATCGGTGCTACTCTCTGCGTATGGATTTCACAACGCGGAAGAACAAGCTCGATTTCACGGTCGACGGCGTGCAGTTCACCACGAAGAACGCGATCGCATCGGGCATCATCTTCAAACTGCAAGGCACCTTCGGGAAGCTCGGCGAGCAGGGGGCGGCGGCCGACAAGGGCGAAGCATTCGACGAACTGAAGAAAGTGTACGAAAAGATCCTGACGAAAGCGGCATGGAAGAAATTCGAACCGCTCATCGAAGGCGATTGCGACGACAAGTCGACGCCGATCGACCCTATGACACTCATCGACATCACACAGTGGCTCATCGGGGAAGGACTGGGAAAAGACAGTACGCCGCCGCAGGATTCCTAGCAGCATGGGCCACACATGATGAGGTGTGGCCGCTCTTCGACGGCTGGTGTGCCTCGCAGAACGTCGACCCGCTCGATCTGCCGTGGGATCGGTGTCTCAACCTCATCTACTTCTTTGCTACGCGAAACGCCTCAAAAGAGAAAAAGCAGGAATTCGACGCCGCGATGACTGAACAGACCACGGCTGAAACACTGCGGAAGATGGCGCTGACCAGGAAAAACGCCCTGAGAGCAACGCAGACGGCCGATAATGCACCGGTGGTACCCGAAGGTACACCGGATTCGCGTATGGCTCGACGTCCGGGGCTACCGCCGCGCCCGGCAGGGTGGGGAGACGACGAGATGGCGACTCGACAATCACTCGTCGTCGCGCAGGCACTCAAAGTAGGGTGATGACTACTCCCATAAGTGCGGTAGCGTAAAGGGGCCGCTACTGGGGGAATCATGTCTGACGCACTCGGCACTGCATATGTGGAAGTCGAACCCGACTTTTCGCAGTTCAATCGACTGATCGATGCGCGGATTCGAAGCGCGATGCGAACGCTCGAATCCCGCATCAGTCGTACCCTGCGCGGCGTAGAGCGTGAATTCGCTTCGTTCGGTTCGGAGGCGGCGAGCGAAACGGAATCGGCATTCCGAGAAATGGCGCGCGATGCCGACGACGCCGCCGACGACATGATCGATTCTATTCAGCGCGTCAGCGGTCGCCGTGTCAAGCTCGATCTCGATATCGATCGTGAAGGCACCTTCTCGCGGTTCCTTTCGTCGATCACCGGTGTGCGTCTTCCGATTGCAGGATTCACCGCACTAGGTACGGCTGCGGCTGCGGCGGCCGGTGCTGTGATCCAACTCGGCGCAGCACTCGCACCTGCGGTTGGCATTGTTGCGGCGCTCCCATCTGCGGTCGGCGTCGGCGCAGCCGCCATCGGCACACTGCAAGTTGCCACGGCCGGGTTCAGTGACGCGATGGCTGCCGCGTTCGAAGACACGGAAGCCTTCGACGCCGCAATCGAGAACCTATCTCCGAACGCGCAGGCAGCAGCACAAGCCTTCCGAGAGATCGTGCCTGAGCTGCAAGCACTGCAAGACTCGGCGCAGGATGCCTTTTTCGTCAATCTCGACGAGGCGATCACCTCTGTTGCAGCATCGCTCACTGGTCCGCTGTCCACCGGCATGACCACGGCGGCCGGATACGCCGGAGACCTCGTCACGGCGCTACTGAACGTCGCTGGTTCTCAGTCCGGCATCGACTTCGTGACGTCGAGCTTCGAGTCTCTGAACGGCGTGCTGTCACAGCTTGCGGCTCCGGTGGCTGCGCTCTTTACATCCCTGCTCGATCTCGGAACGGCAATCAATACCGCCTTCGGCGGCGACGCGGCTGTATCCGGTCTCGCGGCGATCGTGCAGCAGCTAGCAGACTTCATTGCGCAAGCAACGGCATCTGGACAAGCCGTGGCATGGGTGCAGAATGCCATCACGGTCTTTCAGCAGCTCGGCGCGATCATCTCGCCCATCGTCGACATTCTGCTATCGATCGGCTCGGCGGCGCAGACCACCGGTGGCAACATCCTCAGCGTCTTCGGGCAGGGCATTCAGGTGTTCGCCGATTTCCTCGCATCGGCGCAGGGTCAAGACGTGCTGATCACGCTCTTCGAAGCGCTCAATCAGGTGGGACAGAGCTTCGGCACCGTACTTACAAACATCGCTCCGGCGCTGCCTCCGATCATCGAAGGCATTGCGGGAATTCTTAGCGTAGTCAGTCCGCTCCTCGGCCCGCTGTCGCAGCTCGTCGGCTCCGTGCTGACAGCGCTCGCGCCGATCCTTGGCGCTGTCGCTGCTGCGATTCAGCCGCTCATCGGACCTTTGACCGAAGTGCTAAATTTGCTCGGTCCGATCCTTGTTGAGGCAATTACGGCATTGATGCCGATTATTACATTGCTTGCCGACCTGCTCGGGGGCGCACTTGGTGTCGCAATTAAGCTAGTTGCATCCGTTTTGAAGGCACTTGCCCCGATTTTGACGACCGTGCTCGAAGCACTGACACCAGTCTTCGATGCCCTGCAACCGCTCTTCGAAGTACTTGGGCTGATCGCCGATCTCGTCGGCACCGTGCTCGGCCCGATCATCGAAGCACTCGGAACGATCTTGCTGTGGCTCGTCGAGAACATCATTCTCCCGGTCGTTATCCCGATTCTCGAAGATCTCGCCGACTTCTTGACCGTCATTCTTGGGACCGCGATTCAGCAGCTACAGCAGAACTTCCAGCTGCTCGGGGACGGTATTCAGATCATTTGGGAGTTCATTCGTGACCTGATCATCTCACGTGCTGAGGAGATTGCGCAAAGCTGGCAGCTCATGATCGCGCTCTTTAAGGCCGGGTGGACGACACTCAATACCGTTGTGTTCACGCCGCTCAAAAACGGCATTAACACCGTAAAGACGGTAGTTTCTAATGCTTTGTCTGGAATTAAGGACGGATTTAACAATTTCGTCGGATATGTGAAGGGCATCCCCGGACGCATCAGCGGCGCGCTGAGTAGTCTATTCGCGCCGCTGGCTTCGGGATTCAAGTCGGCGATAAATTCGGTCATTCGGGGATGGAATAACCTCTCCTTCTCGATTCCGTCCGTCGACATCCCCGGACTCGGGTCGGTCGGCGGCGGCACGATCAACACCCCGAACCTGCCCTATCTCGAAACGGGCGGCTTCACGCAGGCACAGGGACTCGCCATGCTGCACCCTGACGAAATGGTGTTGCCGCTGACGAACTCGAACGGCATCAATGCACTTGCAGCGGCACTGCGTACGGCCGGAGTCGGGAGCGGGGGCGAGCAGCCGATTCAAGTCGTGGTACAGATCGGCAATGAAACCATCACGAGTATGGTAGATACACGCGTGAATCAAAATAACCGGACGCTGACACGCCGCGCCCGCGCTGCTACGGGAAGGAACACCTGATATGGCAACGTTGACGGCGACATATCTCGACGATCTTGGGCGCGTGCGACTCGAACTTGTCGACGGCGAGCCGGGTGTCCGTTATCGGGTACAGCGCTCTACAGCCACCGACCCGACATGGATGGACGTGCGCGGCGGGCAGTTCCTCTCGACAACGTTCACAACCATCGTTGATGACTACGAGTACACGCCGAACATCGTCAACACCTATCGACTGATCGAGCCGGTCTTTTACGACGCCTTCGACCGGGCGTACCCTTCGGCCGGAACGCTCTCACTCACCGGCAGCTCGACGAGTTACGCGTCAACGCCTGACACGGCATCGCTCGACTTGACCGGTGATCTTGACATGCGTGTGGACGCCACCATGACATGGGGAGGCACTCAGCAGGCGCTCATGGGTAAGTACGTCACGACCGGTAATCAACGTTCGTACCGTCTCACCGTGGAAAGTACGGGAAAGCTCCGTTTTACGCGTTCTCCAGACGGCACTGCAACCACGGGAATCAACTCCACGGTGGCCGTGCCGGTGACGAGTGGTCGTCTGGCCGTGCGTGTAACACTCGACGCCGACAACGGCGCGGGTGGACACACCGTCACGTTCTACACGGCTGCGAACGGCGTATCGGGGCCATGGGTGCAGCTCGGCACGCCGGTGGTGACTGCCGGGACGATCACGAACTTCTCGGGTACCGCGCCGGTCGAAGTCGGCTCGTCGAACAACGGTGCTCTGCTCCCCATGACGGGACAAGTACACGCGGCGCAGATACGTTCAAGCATCGCGGGAACCATCGTCGCCAACCCTGATTTCGCTGCGCAGGCACCGGGAACGACGAACTTCGTCGACTCCGCTGGCCGCACGTGGACAGTGCAGCCGGGAGCGTCGATCATCTCGATTGCCCCGGTTCCCGGCACCACGTGGGGGACGGCGAACACCGGGCAGACCTGGAATCTCGGCGGCTCGTCGAGCGGGTTCAGCGTGTACGTGAACAACGGTGTTGGCGTTATGACGAGTTCGGCTCCGGCCGGGCAAGTCGTCGAGCTGTATACCGATCAGATTCCCGGTGCTGAGGATGCCGAAATCACGTGGTCGGCAATCTATCCGAACCCGGCGAACCTGCTTGACCAGCCGGTTGAGTGGGGAATCGGACTGCGCACCGCAGATTCAAACAATACCTACGAATCGAATCTTCGGTTCCGCACCGACGCTGATGACTACATTGTTGAGCTGCGGATCGGAAAGTTCGTCGCCAACGTATACACGCAGCTCGGTACCACCGGTACTATTGGCACCTGGATTCCGGGCATTCCGTGGCATGTGCGCTTCCGTGTGCAGGGATCGACGTTGTCGGCGCGTGCATGGCAAGACGGTACCACCGAGCCAGCTAACTGGAATCTCGTCGTGGTTGACACGTCGCTCGTCGCTGGAACCGCTGTGTACGCACGTGGCTACAAGGGCAGCGGCACCGCCTATGAGCAGTGGTTCGGACCGATCGAGTCGCACTCCATTCCTGAGAGCATTGCCGACACGGTCACGATCACGCCGATGCAAGACGGCGTGTTCCTGAAGTCGCTGACATACCCCATGCTGAACCGAGAACTCGACTGCGTCGACTGGCAGGAACTCAGCCGGTCGTCGCGCACGGCATTCTTCGATATCAAGGGACGTCACGAAATTCTCGGCATCGCCGATGTCGGTTCGTCGGCGTCGTTCTCACTCACCTTTATCTCGCGCTCGAAGGCCGAGAATCGCGCCATCGTCGCACTGCTGACGTACGGCGGCGTCATGCTCTTGCAGCCCCCGGGGGACGACGAGAACGAAGAATGCCCGACACTGTTCTCCGGCATCCCCGAGGGTTATGTCATGGTCGGCGACTCCGTACAGTCACGTACCGTATACGGTAAGCCGATCTGGCAATGGACGGTCGAATTCACTCGTGTTGCAGCTGCGGATGCGTCGAGCATTGTCCCGACCGTGATCACGTGGACGCAGCTATGGGACTTGATCGGGCCCGAAGGTACTTGGGAAGACGTCTGGGCTACGTGGTCGACATGGCAAGAACTGTGGCTCACGCCGGGTAATCCGCTCGCTTTCGGAGGGACAATCGTAGGATGACCGATCGTATTAACCGCGATCTCGCGGCGCTCTTGACGCCTGCGCCTTCCCGGGGTGTGCAATTCTCACAAGGGAAAATTCTTGCTTGGGATCGTGAAGAACTGCGGAACTCGATCGAGTGGCGCGGCATTACGCTCACAGACATCCCCCTCGTCGAAGGGCTGAACAACCTGACATTGAAGGTCGGCGACATTGTCGGTCTCATGGGATGGGCACCCGAGAACGCGAAGGGAGTCGGCACGTGGTGGATCATCGGCAAGCTGTCGAACCCCGGTGAATTCATCGCTGACTTGACGTTCTATCTAGGGCAAGTACGGTTCCGTACGCCGGTAGACGAGTACGACCAGGTGTACTTCGGCGCAGACACCAGCGACATTCCGTTGACGATCCTGTACTACGGCGATTCAAGCTCGTCTAAGGCACTCGTCATTTACAACCGAAACGTGATCAGCATCCGGGATGTCAACGGAAACGAAGTCTTCGGGACCGATGGCGTATCGGGATACGGGCTGTCGCGGCCGTACCTCAACATCCCGTTGTACCCGTCGTCGGGAACCTCCGTGGGCACCGGTGGTCCGTTCTGGCCGCAGTTCACCAACGTGAACTATCAAGAGGTCATGCACGGCATTACGACGCTGTGGCATCCGCGCATCCGCGTCGGAGTCGCGACGAGCGTCACGAGCGGCACCGTCGATTGGCAGTTGCGTATCGACGGCGTCACGATTGGCTCAGGCTCAGGTACGGGTAACGGAACGTTCAACGTTACCGGTTGGGGATCGACGATCACTCCGGGAAATCAAGTCAGCGTGCAGCTGTGGTGCCGCAACACCGCTGGCAGCGCTTCGCGCGTGATCCCTGACTACTGCTACGGACTCCAGTCGTAATGGCTACCGCTGCTGATTTCGCATCGATCGTTTCAGGCTCGCATACCGCGAAGTTCCGCGCCGTGGCCGTGAACGGATATCAAGATGGCGAGACGCCGACCGGCACCGAACTCAAGATCATTAACGGGGACGTCGAACTTGATGCAACCGCCGATATCCGAGGCACCGCTTCGCTCACACTGGCCGAGCCATGGCCTGAGGTACGAAACCGTTCGCTCGCGCCATTCGGTGCGGAGGTGTTCATTGCTCGCGGCGTCGACCTCGGCGGCGCGGGCGTTCTGTGGGCACCGCTCGGATATTACCGCGTTAACGATGTCGAGCAGGCCGATGCGGCGAAGGGTCCCGTGCATGTCGCGCTGGAAGACCGGATGTCGACGATCATCGACTCACGGTTCCTTGAACCTCGGCAATGGCTGCAAGGAACGCTTGTCGGCGACATCGTCGAAGAGGTCGTTACTGAGATCTATCCGAGTGCAACGATCATCTTCGACGACGACTCCGACGAGTCGCAGCTTGGCCGCTCCCTGATCGTGGAAGAATCCCGGTTCGAAGTGCTGAAGACTCTTGCTGACGGTCTCGGCAAAATTTTCTACTGGGATGCGCAAGGTCGACTCGTATTCCAAACTGCCCCAGATGAAGATGTACCGGTATGGATCGTCAACGCCGGACCAGGCGGCGTCATGGTGCAAGCCGATCGATCATTGTCGCGTGAAGGCGTCTACAACGCCGTAGTGGTGCTCGGCGAAGGTACCGACGAGATGCCACCGGTTCGTGCTGTCGCGTATGACGCGCAAGCGTCGAGCCCGACGTTCTTCGGCGGACCGTTCGGCCGGGTGCCGCGTTTCTACTCTTCGTCGTTCATCACGACGCAGTCGCAAGCTGAGAACGCCGCCGTAAACCTGCTGAGGCAGTCCCTAGGCGCGCCGTACGACGTCGGTGCGTCTGCGGTACCGAATCCGGCGCTCAAGCCTTACGACGCCATTCGAGTCGTTTACAACGACGGTAGCCGCGAGATGCACATTGTTGAGAAGGTCACGATACCGTTGAACGTGGAATCGTCGCTGAACATCGCTACTCGGCAGTCGACCATCATTCACGTAGGGATTACCTAATGCCACAGACACCTACCTATGGGTTCGAGTTCGAGACGCCGCAGACGAAGCCGGGGATCACGCTCACCGGTGACATTGACGGCTCGTCGCCGATCCTTGCCGAACAAGTAGAGACCGTCATTGCCGGTATCGATGCCCGCACCACGGCGTCTGAGGGCGACATTGCTGCGCTGCAAGCCGTGTCGCCTAGCGACACAGGATGGATCGCACTTACAACGGCAGCCGCAGGCGGATACAGCGTCACGACGAGCCTCTACCGGCAATGGGGTCCGGTCGTGTCGGTACATATCGTGCTTACGCGTACCGGCGGCGCGTTCACCGCCAACAGTGCCGGTAACGTTACTGACACGACTATGTGCACCATCAATACGACGACCGCACGCCCGTCACAGACGACCTATGCGGCGATTCAATGTTCCGTCACGTCGGGTACGGCACTGCTGAACACCTCGGGAACGGTCGTGGTTGCCGACCTGCACTCGACGTCAGCAATCAACACCGACGACACCGTACGTATCTCGACGACGTACTTCGTCTCGACGTTCAACTAGGAGGAGACAAGTGCCGAACACATCGAATTACGCCTTCGAGTACGAGTCGCCGTCGTCGCTTCCGGGGACCACGCTCACCGGTGGCCCTGGGGGCGGTTCGCCGATCCTTGCGGTACAGGTGGACAGCACGATTGCAGCGATCGAAACGCGTGTCGACAACAACACCGACAGCATTGCGTCGAACACTGCGGCGATCAGTGCGAACGGCACGTCGATCACGGACCTTCAAAACTGGACACGACGCGGCACGGTATTGATCTCGTTCACTACGTTGAACGCGTCGACAGCAGTCGTCAACTTCGGTTTCACATTCCCCACCGTCCCAACCATCGTGACGAACATCGACTCCGGTGCAGGTGCGACTGCCCGGTGGGAATCGCGAGCGATCACGGCGACGACAACCGGCTTCACAATGTTCGTATATCAGTCGCAGGCGAATACGGGGACGTGGGTTGATATTCCGGTGTCGTATATCGCCACGTATCGAGCTTAGGGACGATTGTCCGCCATGTGACCCCGCACGACAAGCACGCCTGCGCGTGGTCATCAGTGAGCGCGAGCAGCTTCCCCGAGCAGATCGGGCAACGTACGCGCCTCCGCGCACGCACGAGTGCCTTGCGCTGCCGCCATGTGAGGCCGCCCCACGTTCCGTAGGTTTCATTGTTCACGATGGCTTCAATGAGACATGTACGCCGAACCGGGCACGTACCGCATATCTGCGCCGCCGTGGCGTTCGGCTCGCGCGCCTTGTCGTCGGAGTCCCAAGGATCGAAGTAGCGATCCGCAAGGCTCCGACATGCGGCGTCGGCACGCCAATTGCGCGAAGGCTCGCGGCCGGAGCCGCGAGCCTTCTCACCCGGTTGAGTCAAGTTATCCCCTAAGCAAAGTACTGAGCGCAGATCGGGCCGAAGCCCTGCGCAATGCTCACCTCGTCTGTGAGCGTCCGCTGGCAGTTAATGCAGGTGTTGTACAGCGCGCCGTATTCGGCTGCCTTTTCTTTCGTCATGCGGTGTTCAGGCTTGATCGACTTCAGCGGACGCTGCCCGGTGTACTCGAAGCCGTCTTCGGTAAGGTGTTTCGTCGCGATGTGGCCGTTACGCGTGCGGTAGACCTTGAACACGTCGTCGCCGACCTGATAGATCCCGTCTTCGAGTTCCGGCGTCGAGCTGAACGCCTTGCGGACACTCGGCAGCTTCTCGTACTTTTTGATCTTTTCGGACGCGAGCGCTTTCGACAGCTTGTGTTCCTGCACCCACGTGATAGCCGCGAGCGCCTGCGCCGGGTCTTCGATCTTTTCGGCGAGCAGCTTCACGAGATAGTTAATCTGCTTTTCGGTGGCGGGGTACTGAACGGGGAGCGTGACGGTCATTGTTTCGTCCTTTCGTCGTGGTCTTTAAAGCATAGACCAGCGATCCCGGGAGCCGCAAGCGGGGCAGCAAAATATTTTGCTGCTGCCCCGTCAACGTAGGCGGCGCGGCGTCAACGTCTTGTCTTCGAACCGCTGCGCGATGCGCTCAGCGCCGCGACGTGTGCGGCATACACGCTGATCGATCGGGTCTTGACCCCAGTCGGCAGCGGCGTGCTGTACCCACAGCACTGCATCTGCACGCGAAGGTGCGACCATCACGAACCGGTATCGCAGCGTCTCAGCGCGGTAGGTGTGCAGGCTCGTCTCGTCTTTGATCCATCTCAACCGCATATCGGTTCCTTTCATCCGTTCTTCGCAGCTTCGAGAACCGATCGGCGGTACCCCCGAGCCTTCTCGCCGTTGCCAATCGCGAAAGCGTTCGGCTCCGGCGTCACACCGTACGCACGCATCCGCGTGTGTACTTCAACATCCGTAATGCCCATCATCGCGGCGATCCGAGCTGTCGAAACGCCGTGCAGTCCTTCGGACAGACGAAGCGCAACGTCGAGAATGTTGTGCTTCGCGAGATTGAGCGATGCCGGTTGTTCACGCCGCCACGCCTTACGAGCCGGGAGCGCCTTCACGTGTTCCTTTTCCATAAACCATACTCGTACGGGATCGGGCGCGCGATTCTCACCCTGTACGCGCACGAGCGCCCAACCGCCCATCTCCAAGTCCTCCGCGTGCCAGCCCTTTCCGGTGGCGTCTTCGCCGAGCACGACACGCGCCTCCTTCGAGCCTGCGACTGCAAGACAGACCTGCGTCGTGAGCTGTCCGGCGATCTGCGAATCGAGTCCCGGACCGTTCCCCGTCATGGTCGGTTTCTGCGTCGCCCACCACTGTCGGATACCCGCAGCACGCGCACGTCGAGCAAGCGAGCGAAGACCGCCGACCGAATCGGGAACTTCCGCCATGAGTTCCGCGCCCTCGTCGACCGAAACGGTAATGTTCGGCCGCTCGTCGGTAGGCTCCCATAGGTCGATGCCGCGTGATTCCATGATGGTTTCGCGCTCTTTCATCTCGGCGATCAGCTCGTCAATGACGGTCTGCACGCCTTCGGGCTCTGACTCGACGCGCGCCGTGTGCCGCCAAAGTGCACCTTCGGTGCGCTTCAGATCGAGAATGACGAGCGCGGCGTGCGGCTTCGCGAGCGCTTCCGCCATGAGCACGCGCAGCGCGACCGACTTCCCCGAACCGGACGTCCCCGCGATGAGCAGCCGCTCATCAGTGTTCACTCGAACGACTTCGGCCGTGTCGGCGTCGAGCCCGATCCCCTCGCGCTCAGGCGACCATGTCAGATCGAGCGAGCGCGTGCGCGTGCGGACGCGCAGCACCGCGCGGTCGGCCGTACCTCCCGGCTTGACCTGCGTACGCACGGTGTCGGGAACGGCGAGCAGCGCGCGCACCTGGTCGACCTGCTCATCGAACTTCGCCGGAGTCCACTGCCCTGCGAAGCCGATCGGAATCAGCAGACCCGACTCGTCGATCACGGGCTCTTCGGGCAGCACTTCGTGCAGCTTGCGTTCAGCGGCGCGGTCACTCCATGTTGTGATTCGGTGCATGATCGCTGATTCTTCCGGCGTCGGCTTCATAGTTGACGGCCGCTGAAATCGGGAGATGAGCGACGGCTTCGACATTGACGGCGTGGGTGTGGCGTCTACCGCAGCGGCCGGAGACTCTTCGGTGTCGTCGGCGCGATGCGCCCACCCGTCCCACATCAGGTAGCCATACGTCAGCGGCCACGCGATCAGGAACTGTGGATCACCCTGCATGAGCGCGATCGGCGGGTAGGCGATGAGCGCGCACGGCACCGCGAGCGCGATCGTCGAGCGCAGCGTGCGCGTACCGAATGCGCGCGCCTTGATTTCCAGATCGGTCGACTCGCGCGCAGGCGCGCGGTACGGTGCCGGTGCGCGCTTCGAGCGGTGCGCGCGTGCGCGCGCTTCACGTTCAAGGCGCGCATTGCGCTCGCGCGCCTCGCGCGCGCGCATGTGCTCTTCGAGTCCATCGGCGCGCACCCAGTCGCGCGCGCTCTCTGCATGGCGGCGCGCGCCCCGCAGGAACAAGTCCCACGAAGCGCGCGCCATGCTGCGCGTCTGTGCGCGCTCATCTTCGCTAACCACCGAAGAGTTCCTTGATCGCGTCGAGCGTTCCGAGCGAGAACGCCGTGTAAAGGGCTTCCATGAACGAGCCGACAATCCCTCCGGCCCCGTGCGAGGCCACTGGCAGCAGCACGAGCATGAAGATTGCCGTGAGGTTATACGTCGGGTCGAACCACATGTCAGCGATCACGGCCGCGAAGGTCGCAACGCAGATCATGCTGAAGATGACTTCGGTCGGCATCCCGGCGCTGAAGTTGTGCATGAACCGCGTGAGACCGGTCGCCCAACTCGTCGACCAGGTGGCCGCGTACATCATGATCGACCCGGCCGTAGCCACGGGCATCACGACGTACGGTGACCATCGCTGCCCTTCGAGCCGCTGATTCAGAACCCAAGCGACGATGAAGAACCCGATCGCCATCCATCCCGCTGCACTCGTGTGCATATCTCTTGTCCTTTCGTCCTGTGTCTGACTAGGTATTTCATTATACACCCGTCCGGCACGGCACACACTACGGGCCCCCTGAACGGGTCCCCGACCTGCATAAACGCGTTTCCGACGGGTACCCCGGCACAGCGTGCCGAGTGTGTCGAACTGACGTTTCCGCAGGTCAGCGTGCGAATCATAGTGTGCCGGTGGGGGTGGTAGGTGTGTCGGAGCGGCACACCAGGTGTACCGGTGTGCCGCTCACTGCGCCGCTAGCTGAGGCCGAGCGCCTTGCGTACCGGCATCATCCAACGTGCCACGTGCCCCGGGGACTTCTTCGCGGGGATCGCGAGATCGTTCCGGGTGGGAAGCTGCCCGTTCGCCCGAATGAACTTCTCGATCCACTCGACGAGTTCGGCCGGTCCGGTGAAGTGCGTCGAGACAGCTTCGATCATTTCGGCCGTGGTGTGCGCACCGGGAAGAACGATGCGCGCGGGTGCGCTCTCGACAACTTCGGGCGCGCGCTCGTCGGTGTCCGCGTGCGCGCTCATCTCGACGACTGGCGCGGGAGGCGCGCTCACGGGGCGCACTGCGCGCACGGTGCGCGCGCTCTGCGCGCGCTCATTCCAAGGGTTCATGTGCGCGACCGCTTCGGGAGCGAGCGCGCGCGCGCCGACGTAGCGCGCAGCGATGCGCGTCTGAATGCGTGCGCGCACTTCGTGCGTGAGGATGCCTAGCGCGTCGGCCTCTGCCCATGCGCGGTCGAACGCGCGCCGGTAGAGACCGCGCACGATCTTCGGGCCGACGTTGGCGGCGTACCCCGCGTTCACGATGCGCGTGATGAGGCGTTCGGTCACGATCGTGGTTGCATCCTGCGAGGTCGCCTTGCCGCGCTTCAGACGCCACCAGGTGATCAGAGCGGACGGCTTGTGCGGGCGTCCGAAGGTGATGACCACGTGCCACGCAACGGCCGCGAGGAGCGGCCACAGGGCGAAGATGACACTGCCGCCACCCCACCATGCAACGGTGCTCATGAGTGCCGCCATGAGCCACACACCGGCCTCGTAGCGGTTGAATCCTTCGCCCTTCGTCATGTGCCAGAGCGATAGAGCCCCGAGGATCGCAAGGAACGCTTCGAAGACGACGACGACGCTGATCGCCGTGTCGAGCGAGTGCAGGCCGACGCGGTGCAGTGCAGTGATGGATGCGTGCGCGCTCAAGTTCGTCGCGGCGAGCGCGACGAGCGCGACACCGCTCAAGAGCGCGATGCGCAGGCGCGCATCCGCGCGCGCACCGGATTCACGGCGCTCACGCTTGCGCGCTGCGCGCGCTTCCCATTCGGGAGCCTTGAGCGCTGCCCATGCGCGCGCCTTCTCGGCGTGGCGAGCGCGCGCGCTCATTGACGTGCGCCAGAGAATGAGCGCGATCATGAGCGCACCGAGCGCGCACGAGAAGATGAGCGCGCCTGCGGGGGTGGAAGTGAAGTTCATCGGTTCGTCCTTTCATCTTGTCGTCGTGCGCGAATACTATCATAGAACGAAAATGAGCGCGCACCCGGGAGGGTGCGCGCGCATCGCGTGGTGCGCGCTCATGCGCGCTCATCTTCAGTTTGGAGGCGCGACCGGGAGTCGAACCCGGCTGCGGAGTGTTGCAGACTCCGACCTCACCGCTCGGACATCACGCCATTGCCCGGCCGGAGCCGGGTCACACGATCCCGAGTTGAGCTAGCGTTCCCCGGGGCACGTGCGGCCTAGTTTCCCGCGTCTGGCCTCACCTAAGCATTCCAGTCTTGACCCGTTGCGGCGATCAACCCAGCTGGGCGCGGTACCTCCCCTAGGGGAAGCTGTGGAGATGACAGGGCTCGAACCTGCAACCGACTGCTTGCAAAGCAGCTGCACGACCATCGTGCTGCATCCCCTGGCCGGTCCAGCTCGGGTGTTGAAGCCGTCCGGACCTTGTACACCGTGAGGGAGTCGAACCCCCGACCCGCTGTTTGTAAGACAGCCGCTCGTTCCACTGAGCTAACGGTGCGTAGCGAGCCCGAGATTTGAACTCGGAACCACGATCGTATCAGGATCGCGCTCTGACCAAATTGAGCTAACTCGCCGTGCCCCGCCAAGGAATCGAACCTTGTCCCCTCCGATTAAAAGTCGGATGTCTCTACCAGTGAGCTAGCGAGGCGTACGCCGTGAAGGACTCGAACCTTCGACATCTGATTTAAGAGAACAGAGCTCTACCAACTGAGCTAACGACGCATGGTTATGAAGTTGTTACGTGTCTCGCGACGGGTTCGAACCGCCGACCCCCGGGACTTCACTCCGGCGCTCTGCCTACTGAGCTAACGAGACATGTCAAATCTCGGGGCCGAGATTTGACGTCTTGCCGAACTCGCCAACTGCCGTTGTCGAGCTTTGAGCCTTCGCGAGGATTCGAACCCCGGACCGGCCGATTACGAAACGGCTGCTCTGTCCCCTGAGCTACGAAGGCGGAACCGGTACCGTGACTCGAACACGGTCTAACTGTTTGGAAGACAGTCGTGCAACCCACACACCCCACCGGCATATCTAGTTGTCTTGCGTGCCCCGAGAAGGAATCGAACCTTCGACACCTAGATCCGTAATCTAGTGCTCTATCCGCTGAGCTACCAGGGCTTGACGATCCCGGCACAGGCGCGGGGATCGGGATGAAGTTTTTGAAGCAGAGTCCTAATCCATCACTCTCCGTACTCGTCCCCGGATTCGAACCGGGACTCTTCGGCGTTTGAAGCCGTTGCCTCTGCCGTTGGGCTAGACGAGCTTACTACCTTAACTTCTATTTTTGTACTTCTTTCTACACTCTTTGCAGTATCTGTGGCCTTTAGGGGAGATGTACAGGTTATCACCGCTGTACGGGTGGCCGTCTACACAGTGTGTTTTCTTCTGCTCAAACAGCCGATTTCGACTGACCGCATCCTCTGAGTTCTCTTTTGGTGTGCCAACTCGAAGATGTGCCGTATTCACACATGCCTTGTTGTCACAGCTGTGCAAGACGTACTCGAACTTTTTCAGTTTTCGGCCTTCGTACGCCTGCATGAGCCATCGGCTCGCAGGCCACGGGCGTCCGTCATACCAAAACTGCCCGTATCCGGATTCAAAGGTACCTTTCTCCCAAATGACACAACCACTTTCGTCACGTCGAGTTTTCGACCAAAACCGGCGTAGTGCCTTTTCGGTATAAAGCATCTTCAAACCTCCCGTAGCTCGGGTGGGAGTCGAACCCACACTGTACCGGGTCTAAGCCGGACTTCTCTGCCAGTTGGAATACCGAGCCATATGCAGTTGGGGAGTGTGACGGGACTCGAACCCGCAGAATCCTGGACCACAACCAGGCGCACTGCCTTCGTGCTTCACACTCAGTCTAGATGGGAGGAGTCGAACCCCCTTTGTCTTGCTCCCAAAGCAAGCGCCTTGCCGTTCGGCCACATCTAGTCGGCCCCGGCCGTGTTCAACGCGGTCGGGACCTTGCGCCATACGTGGGGATCGAACCCACTACCTACCGGCTGACAACCGGGCGCTCTACCAATGAGCTAGTACGGCATGTGCGTGCCGGTGGTGCAAACACCGGCACATGTAGTTGAGTGACCACCTACGTACTCCGACCGGGACTCGAACCCGGTACCCGACATTGAAAGAGTCGGATCTTAACCCATAGACGATCGGAGCTTATGAGGGGTGACGGCGTCAACATCACCCGTTGTTCGCCGCAGTCCGCAGGGCGAAATTGTCGGTTCCGGCACGCGGTACCCCTTGCAGGGCCTGCGGCCTTTTCAGGTCACGTCGTTCAACGTGACAGGACTCGCGCGACGCGGAACCTTGCTGCTCGCCCTAGGATCGAACTAGGAACCTCCGCGTCCAGAGCGCGGCGCAACTGCCAGTTGTGCTAGCGAGCATCGATATGAAGTTGTCACGCTCCCCGGGCTGGATTCGAACCAACGACATTCGCCTTAACAGGGCGACGTTCTTCCGCTGAACTACCAGGGATCAAGCTGCCTCGCTTGGATTCGAACCAAGAACCTCTAAGTCCAAAGCTTAGCGTGCTGCCAGTTGCACCACAAGGCATTTATTTACGAGTCCCGGCGAGCGCTGCCGGGACCCCCGAACCGATGGCGTGGTTCAGTGAGAATCACCCGCCCGGTTTTCCCGGTTGGGGCGCTCATCTCGTACCGCGCACGGGGATCGAACCCGTACCCCCGGATCGAGAATCCGGTATCCAGCCCACTAGACCAGCGCGGCAGGTGGGGCTCGGCTCACTACTTCCGAGCCCCGGAATGTTTACGCTAGGTCCACCAGTCAGCGGCCGGAACTGTTCCGACATGCTCACTGCGGTGTGAACCCGTGCCCACAGCACGATTCGAACGTGCAACCTGCGCCTTCGGAAGACGCTGCTCTATCCATTGAGCTACATGGGCGTTGTTGACGCCGTGGGTATCGAACCCACCTTCCCCGAAGGGACCGGCTTTACAGGCCGGTTGCCGCACCTGCGGCCGACGCCATTGCGCGGAAAGTAGAGGATTCGAACCCCCGCCGATCCGCTAAGACCGACGTCCCGGTTTTCGAGACCAGGTGCACGCCCGTTGGTGCATACTTTCCATGATCCGGCAGCACTTGCGGTCACCTAGCCGCATCAGCCTAGTTCCTACGTACTGCCGGTTCCCCTTCTCCCGTGCCCGTTGATCGCGTGGCAACGAAAGCGGAAGGTGAGGGAATCGAACCCCGGCCCGTGAGGACACCGAGTTAGCAACCCGGCTGCGCTTGCCAGTACGCGCACCTTCCATGCGATCGACCCGAGCCCGTAAGGTGCAACCCCCGAAAACCCCTGATCTCAGGTCGATCTCGTAGCGGGAGCGGGATTCGAACCCGCGCCATACGGCTTATGAGACCGCAGCTCTAACCCCTAAGCTATCCCGCATCGTGCGGCGCTTGCGCGCCTCGTAACGCGACCAGGACTCGAACCTGGAACCGGGACCGACTAGGTCCCTGCTCTGCCAATTGAGCTACCGCGTCAACCCGGTGCCAACCGAGCCCTTTTCCCGCCGAGCTAGCTAGGCTCGCGGGTCGTGTCCGTTGCGCGTGGCATTTGCGCTAGGTACCATTTCAGTGATGTACGGACCAACACACCGTGCGTGCCCGGGAGTCGAACCCGGCCTGATACTTGCCTTACCTCCCGGGCGGATGCAATCCGTATCCGTTGTGGTACTAACGTTCTCTCACCCTCGTGCTACACGCGCCCGGAACCACCCGGGTTTTACCAGTTCTGGGGCTCATGACTTCCCGTGAACATGTTCCGTTGGCTGGTCAAGCCTTATGATGGCGGTACGGAACAACCCCGCAGCATACCCACTAGGATTCGAACCTAGAACCTCCGGTTTTGGAGACCGTTGCCCTACCAGTTGGGCCATGGGTACATGTGCCGAGCCTGAGCCCGGACTTCGATCGTACCAAGCGCCGGAGCGCTCGTCGTGCTACTTCGGGTTCGGCAGCGTCTGCCCGTTGTCCCAGTCGAGATCATCCCAGTCGTTGTCAGTCTGCATGTTCGTCCTCTCGTCGGTCCGGCGTGTTCTGCCTTGATGTATTAAACAATAGCACGGGTTCCCCGGGCACGCAACCCGGGGGTACCCCTTGCCGTTTCCGCAGCTCAGAGCGCGAACCACCGGTACCCGTGGTCTTTGACGTACCGCGTCTCGGCGCGCTTCTCTTTCGTGAGCTGCCGCAGGCTCGAATACACCTGCTGCTCTTTCTCGTCGAGCGCGATCGCCAGTGCCTCTTTCGAGACGCCTTCGACCGCGTCGGCTGCCTGTAGCAGCCGATACACGGCGTTGTCACGGTCGATCGTCTCTTGCGGCCGGGGCCGCCCGCGACCGCGCTTGGGTCCTTCCGGCGTGTCGATCTGCTCGACGAGCATCGGTGCGGAATCCTGATGCAGCCCGAGCGAGTGCCCCTCTAGACCGTTGGTCTTCTCAACGGCATAGTCCGGCAGCTCGTCGGCAACCGGCGTGAGCGCATGATTCAGCACCGCGTCGATTTTCGCCCGGCGCTCTTCGTCGATCACGACGACGCTCGCCGGAATGACGGCCTCACCGGACTCGATCACGGTCTCTTCGTCCTGCTCGTCTGTTGGGACCGGTACGACACCGCCCGTGGCGAACGCCGAGACATCCGGCGCATCGACGATGTCGGCACTCTCGGCGCTCCGCGTGTCGTAGGGGACGGCTGTGGGCTCGGCCGGTGGCGTGTCGGCCTGCTGCGCTTCGCGCACCTCGCGCCGCCGCTTGGCAAATGCGTTTTGTCGGCTTCGTGCAGTGAACACTATTTGTCCTTTCCTCGTGTGCTGTGATTCTACCATTTATGAAAAAGAGGGTGCCCGCGAAAGCGGGCACCCTCTTGAGCCGGGACTAGAAACCGGCGTCGTCGTCGGTGGCGACGCTCGCGCCGGAGTCCGAACCGTAGCCTAGCGATTCGCCCTCAGTGAGGGTGGGGAACTCCGTCACTTCGACTGCGCCGGAAGCCGGAGGCTTGATCGCCCATTGCACTTCCATGTAGTCGCCCCACTGAGCATCTTCTTTCTTCTTGATCTTGGCGCGGAAGGGCTTGCCTTCCATGACCTTCGCGATCTGCTGCATCGTCGGCTTGTGCTTCACGAGCGTGTCGAAGGTGATGCCGACCGCGCCGAGGCTCTGCATGAACTTCTTGGCCATGCTGCCCTCAGTCGAGCGGATCACGTAGAAGCGCTTGATCTCCTTGCCGGAGTGCGGGCCGCTCGTGATCTTCGAATCGACTTGCACCATGAGGTTGCCCGAACTCGACACCTTGCCTTCGGCCTTCGTGACGACGAAATCATATTCGCCGTCCGGGGGAAGGGTGAGCTTGTCTTCGACCTCGGAAATCCAGTCGTCCCACGTTTCGTCTGCCATTGTCCTTTATCCTTTCGTTTCGGCCGCAGCCGGGAAGATGAGACGCATGATCTGCGTCAA